AGTGACATCAGGACTTTAATCTTTGAAACTAGGCATGGGGAATCACTAATTAGGCCAATGACTATAGAGTTAGATAGATCAGCATTATGGTTAAAACTTGCACCTTAATTATTTGAATTATACCGTTACACTTGACATACGCTTTGAGACGTGATATAGTGAATATGAAATATGAAATAAATATGAATTAGTACTCCGAAAACGGCCTATCTAGATTATGAAATTTACAGAACGGGGTACTATGTATCAGTATGTAGATTCAATATTATAATCTAATTAGGTAGAGAGAATTATTTTCATGAAACCTGTAATAGCCGTCCGTACCACTATTTGTTATGAATGTCGGGACCCCATTTTTCCTGGGGCTCGACGATTATCTGACGTATTTAGGGTTAGGGCAGGAGGAGAAAAGAGCATACTGGTTAGGCGGCATTTCCACTACGATAGACCGGATGAGCCTGGAATATCCTGCTTTAATACATGGTCTGAAAAACAGTTTGATGGTATGATACAGAATACCACTTCCAATAATCCTAGTGGTAGACCTCCCTTAGGTCTCACAATTAATGAAATGACCGAACGAACCAAACTACTTAGAAAAGTACATAACCAAATAGATTATTATATAACTAAAGGACATCTAGATTTATCCACGCCAAAGTATATCACTGAAATACGGCCTGCAGATGTTAAGAAGGCTAAGAAATTCATTGAAAATATACAACAAGCATTAGCAAGGATAAATCAGTTAGGTGGAATACCCCCTAAATATGAAGGGTATTGGACTAGGATGCAAGCTGAATCTGAGGAGAAGGGAGGTAAACCAGAATATTCAAATGTGAATTTAGATTAACTGTTATGTAATACCCCGTTCTGTAGTTTTCAGAAAATCGTAGCTGTTGATTTCAGACCGAACTGTAACACTTTTGTTCATGGAGGATAAAGTGAACCAAGACCAAGCCAGCATCAACAAGGAAGTACTTAGATATAGTGGCCGCAATCTAGTTAGTGGTGGAGACAAGTCTCCTTTGCTACACTTCAAAGGCCGTGGACTAAGTTGGGACGTAGAACCGTCGCCTTACCAGGGAGACGACTCTAGATTTGTAGTCCTGAAGTTCGACCGTGTTCAGGTACTGAGGTTAGAAGAAAACTCTCAGCCCTATCCCTATGACACAGCAGAACTTAGAATCAAACATTCAGGAAGCCTGAGGTCCCAATTCGGAATCTTTATGGCTTCATTTAACAAGGCGTGTGGCCTGGTACAGTCCGAGTCTGACCTCGATATGTTTGCTGGTCAGGATTGGGAACTAGAGGCGTACCCATATAATTGGGGTAAGATTCCAAACTCCACTGTTGCGGACGCTAATGGCGATACTTGGAGTAATGTCTGGAAAGCCGCAAAGGTAGCAGGTGTTGCATCAAGTAACAGTCCAGCACCAGTCCAGGCGCCTGTAACCAATGCAGTCCAAGGAGAGACACTAGCTTTCCAGTTACTGCATGGCAAGAACAAGTCTGAGTTTATTCCTCTTGTTGTTAATAACGAGGAATTGAAGAAGGATGCACCATTGTTCTCTAGCATAGTCGGGGATCAGTGGCTAGCTTCCAAAATAGCTTCGGGCGAAGTTGTTCTACAGGAAGATCAGACCCATACCGTTGTATCCTTGGCCTAGTTATACGGTCAAGTAGAATGGGGGGAGGCTAACTCCCCCCTAGGAGTATTGCATGGCAACTAAATCCCAAGGAAAATATAGATATTCAATGTCAAAGGTAGGTGCTTGTGCTAGAACCATAAGTGCTGAATTGTTAGGATTACTTCCTGCCAATATCCCAGATGGTAAGGTACCAGAATATCTACGGCTGGCCGCCAGAGAAGGCACCAGACATGAAACATTTATACGGGAAGATATTAAAGAGTTCGGCTGGAACTCTACAGCCAAGAAATCATCCAATTTTACATGCGAACCATGTGGTCGGGAAGGCTATCATGTCGAGATAGATACGCCTCAAAGACTGTTAGTTGGGCATATGGACGATATTAACTGGCATGATGATGATCCAGCACAACTATTTATAGGCGAATACAAGGCTCTAGGTAGATTTGTCTGGGACCAATTACAGCGTCATGGCATTGGAAAGCATAGAACATACGATTATCAGGTTTCCTGCTATCATGAGGCTTTTCAAAATCTTCCCATATTCTATGTCAAGAAGAATAGGGATACTGGCAGACACGCTATAACTCTTATGGACGAACCCCCAACAGATTTCCACACTATAGTGGGTAGGCTTGAAGGAATTGAAAATTATGTGGATAAAGGTGAATTGGCTCCCTGTGATATGGAACCTGATTTACTAGATCATTGGTCCTGTTCCGCATATTGTGAGTCTGAGGAACCTGAAATTGAACTACCTCCACACTTCATAGATGCAACTAAGGAATGGCGTAGGGCTAAATTCCTCGAAAATACTGTTAAAGGTATGATGTCCAAATCAAGAGGAGTGCTTGCGGCATTTATGGATGCTAAAGGACTTGATAAGGTTACTATTGATGGCGTTAGAATATCCAGGGTTAAAGAGGGTATTAAAACTACATACGAGGTGCCTGACGATATTAAGTCCGAATATAGGGTTACTAAAAGGCGCGCTCCCTATATTATAGTTAAGGATATGGAGGAAAGCTAATGACAACCACAATACCACCCGTAACCGATATGATTATCGGACTTTATGGCGAGATAAAATCATCCAAGAGTACATTTGGTCTGGAATTTCCAGACCCTGTAATAATTTTTGACATAGATCAGGGCTTTGATCGCGCCGTAGGCCGTGTACTAGCTAAGAATCCTGACTTAACTGTTTGTAAAGTGCCATCCTCAGTAGACTTACTGGGTCCAGACAGTCAAATAAATGCTGAATATCGCGCTAACATAATTTGTAGAGAATTAATTGAACCGTTCGTTGTACCAGGACAAAGGCTCACAGGCTATGATAGTTTATGGCAACGTACTAGACGGGAAGTATTACAAAGCTATAATACAGAATGGGTTAAATCAGTATCCATAGACACTGGTACTTTGCTCTGGAAAATTGCTCACACAGCTAAACTAGAGCGGGTCCGGCAGAGGGCGCCAAACAGGGAAAGACTTATAGAGATTGAATATGCTGAGCCTAACGATGAAATGCGGGAAATACTACTAGGAGCTAGACGTTCACATAAAAACCTAGTAATGATACATCATACAGGACCAGCATATGGTCCAGGCTATGAAACCATACAGAAAGGTAAGCAGACTGTCCGAGAGTTTAACCCGAATATGCTTATAGGTGAAACTTGGGCAGGCTTCCGACACATGGGTAAAATAGCGGATATTATTGTCCGGACAACTATTGAGATAGAATGTCCTGAATGTAAAGTTACTTTTGTAGATAATTTCCCCAATAGGGAAAAGCATGGCCCGCATAACGTCCCAACTAAGGATGAGGCTACACAGATTCCTTGTCTATCTTTTGAATTTTGTGGTTTTTCATTAAAAGCTAATGGAGTTAAGTTACAAAATCCATCCTTTGATATGGTACTTAACATGGTTAATGCAATGCGACAACAAATTTAGCCATGACATGGCCTATCCTGATTGATATACACGAACCATCAGATATAATTCTGATGTTAAAGAGGCTCCTTAATCCTGTCATAGTACAGGCTAATGAACCAAAGGGCCTAGCTGACTATGTATGGAACAATGGCCAACTTATAATGATAGAGCGCAAGACAGGTAGAGAACTTCTATCTACCATGGGCTCTAAACTTGACGTTCAATTAACCAAATATACTACACAGCATCCAGGCTCCAAGGTACTTATCTTACAGGAAGGCATTATAACACCCAGTAAAGAAGGTGGGTGTTATGTTTGGCAGAAAGTTAACCAGAGAAATAGGAAGGACCCTATCCATGTAGTTTCTAGCATTGTTCCTATCCCTTATACTGCATATCGGGCATATATTTTCCAGCGATTTTTAGAAGGCTTTGATCTTATTATCACTGAAGATATAGCAGATTCTGCCATAACTATTAGTAGTCTAGTATTCAATTCCATGAAGACTGAGCATACAGGATTAAATCAGTATGTGGCTAGCAAGCCTAACAGGAAAAGAATACCAAAAATATTAAAAGGTAAACAGAAATATATAACCACGCTAATGTCTATTACTGGCATAGGACAGGCATCAGCAGAAAGACTTATGACAGACCATGATAATCTCTGGGATATATTTAATTTACCCCAAAATGTGTTACAAGAGTTCTATGGCGATAGAATTGCCAGAGCCATCTATAAAGGAATAGGGAAGTGATTATGCTTAGACATCTTATTATTCACGGTGACCCAGAGCAGGATAACCAGAGACTTGAAATAGATTATATTAAACGTGAAATTCGTGTAGTTAATAAGATTTCCACAGTACCAAATCTAGGTACTATGCGATTTAGGCCATTATATCCAAAATTTAAGGAAACTACTGTGGCCATATTCTCATTTGTACAATGGAAATTAGCTGTTAACTTTATTGATAATAACACAGGTTCACTAGTAATTAATATGCTAGAGGATGACCCTAATGATTAACATGGCAACTCTAGAGCATCCAGTTATTTTACCTTATCCCAGAGACGCCCTACGCTATAAGTATTTTGTGCGCGAATCTAACCAACATCAGGCTAAGATGGAACTCCGTACGTTTAAGCGTTTAGT